TTTCATTATATCACAACCCGAAAATAAAATCCTATTAAGTTAGTGCATATGGGGAGTAGCCCACCAGGCCGTCGAAACCAAGCCCGGGAATATGCAGGACATCCTCCGGTCTTAAGATCACATACCCGCTATCTTTGCGGTATTCGTAATAGAGCTTTCCGTCAATAGTCCTGTCCACCGTCATCCGGTCGGGCAGGAGTGGATAGAGCGCTAGTACCCTACCTCGCCCGTCCCGGATAATCTGGGCGTAGGCGTTGCCCCATAATAAAAGATGACTCATCAGTGTTTCCCTAAACACGAATGAAGTCATCTCCGGATTAGGCTCATCATGGAGCAGATAATATAGCTGGTGATCTATGGCTTTCTCCTTGCCAATGTCAGTAGACCGGTAAACATTGAGCGGCAAACTGGCTATGGTTTCCGCCAGGATTCGGACGCAGGCATATACGGCGGTGGTCTGCATGGCCGTTCTTTCATTGACGGTTTTGCCGCTGGCGGTTCCGCCGAAGAAGAAGCTGTATGTGCTACCATATAGACTATTTTTAGGGCTGGCTCGGGGCTTTAACAAACCAGATAAAAATGGTATTTTCATATTGCGTTCCTCCTGAAAATGGGCATGAAAAAAGCACCTGATTATGGTCAGATGCTCGATAAATATATGCTTCTTAGATAAAAGGGATTTTATCATCCTTATCCCTTATAAATACATGCATAAAATCAAATGTCCCGTTTACCTTCCTGCTTCCGTTTGCCGTAGCTGTTCTTCAATATCACGTCCGCCATACATAATACGAATAACCGCGACCATCGTTTTTGCTTCCACGGGGAGATAAAATGCCAAATAATTGTCTACTGGCAAAATCCGCAAGCCTTTGCTATGCCACGGCTCTTTTTCGTAAAGATGATACCGCAGCGGCATTTCATTTAACTTCGCGACCGCGTCCATGATCCGCCGTAATTGATTCTTGGCAATTTCCGGCTCAAGCAGGGAGAATGCGATATATTCGAATATGCTGCGTAAGTCGCGCTCAGCTTGTTCGGTGTAAACAACCGTCCATTCGCTCATATTCTATAGTCCTGGCGCATTCTGTCGGCGACGTTTTCCGCTGAAACGACCCTTCCAGCGGTCAGGTCAGCCAGACCTTTCTCGATCTCAGCATTGAATTGCTCCTCGGTAAGCGTACCCACTGACAGAGGTTTACTTTGCGGGAGCTTCAATTCAAAGGGAATACCTCGCTGAAGCACGACCTGCCTGAGAAAAAGTCCGATTGCATTTGACATCGGGATACCAAGCTGCTCTAAAACAAGTTCTGCCTGTTCTTTGATTTCCGGCTCGACTCGGGCAAATATATTTGATGTTCTTGCCATAATGAACACCTCCTATTCTGATATTATTATGCCCGATTGTATTGCGAAATGCAATCGGTTAGCTAAAATGTTATAGAATCAGCAGCCCACGTTCGTCATAGACGCTCGCACCCATATTGCTACCACAGCGAATCGCACGGTCAAGAGCCATGATCAGTGCCACCGCGCCGTCAATTCGCTCAGTACTCTTTTCTTTGTCGGGCTTGATATTGCCCGCCGGGTCAGTGCGAATAAAAATATTATCCATCATCCAGCGCAGAACAGGCTGCCCGCCATGGGCGATCTTTTCTTCCAGGGTCAGTTTCATCAGTTCCTTGGTAGGCGGGGACATATCCTTAAAACCCTGGCCAAACGGCACCACTGTAAAGCCAAGCCCTTCCAAGTTTTGCGTCATCTGAACCGCGCCCCAGCGGTCAAAGGCGATCTCTCGGATGTTATACTGGGTACCGAGTTCCTCGATAAAACTTTCAATGAATCCGTAGTGGACCACGTTGCCCTCAGTGGTTTTGAGGAAACCTTGCTTTTGCCACAGGTCGTAGTTTACGTGATCGCGCCGTACCCGCAGGTTGAGGTTTTCTTCTGGTATCCAGAAGAAGGGGAGGATGTGAAATTTATCGTCCTCATCCACCGGGGGAAAAACCAGCACAAAAGCTGTTATGTCGGTAGTGCTGGACAAGTCCAACCCGCCGTAGCAGACCCGGCCCTTTAGTTTTTCCGGGTCAACCTTAAAAGCGCATTTATCCCATTTCTCCATGGGCATCCAGCGCACTGCCTGTTTGACCCATTGGTTAAGCCTGAGCTGCCGGAAGCTGTTTTCTTCGGCGGGGTTTTGTTTCGCGCTTTCACAGGCTGCTTTAATCTTGTCGATACTTACGGTTATACCCAGCGATGGATTGGCTTTTTTCCACACTTTAGGGTCGGTCCAATCGTCGTCTTCCGCTGCTCCATAGATTACAGGATAAAAGGTCGCGTCGTGCTTTCGGCCTGTTAACAAGTCTTTGGCTTTTTGATGTACTTCATAGCAAATACTGTTGACGTTATCGCCCGCTGTGGTGATGAGGAAGTAGAGCGGCTGCATCCTGGCATCGCCGGAACCTTTGGTCATAACGTCGTACAATTTCCGGTTGGGCTGGGTATGCAGCTCATCAAACACCACACCGTGGATGTTGAAACCATGCTTTGAGTAGGCTTCAGCCGACAGCACCTGGTAGAAGCTGTTGGTCGGCAGGTAAATAAGCCGCTTGGTGGAAGCCAGGATTTTGACCCGGCGGTTTAAAGCCGGACACATCCGAACCATGTCGGCGGCGACCTCGAACACAATGGACGCCTGCTGGCGGTCGGCGGCACAGCCGTATACCTCGGCGCGCTCCTCGTTGTCCCCGCAGGTGAGAAGCAAGGCAATGGCTGCCGCCAATTCAGACTTGCCCATTTTCTTTGGAATTTCCACATAAGCCGTATTGAATTGCCTATAGCCGTTTGGTTTCAGTATCCCAAAAATATCGCGTACAATCTGTTCCTGCCAATCGATCAGTTCAAAGGGCTTGCCAGCCCAGGAGCCTTTGGTGTGGCACAGGGCTTCGATAAAGGCAACTGCGTAGTCGGCGGCATCTTTGCTGTATTTTGAGTCCGTTGCCATAAACTGTGTCGGCTTATATTTCTTGAGTTTGCGTATGATTGCCGCCTCCTTTCTTAAAGCGGACAAAAGAAAAGAGCCTCATCATAAGAAGCTCTGTTAACCGTATATTTATTGGTCGTCAGTTATCTGCTCTCATCTTCTTCGCCCGTCAGGATAAAGCGGCAGTAATCGGCCTTGTGGTCATTAAGATAAACAACCAGTTCATGAAAGCCTCGGGTGTATGCTTCCTGACTAACGCGGGGGAGGTCAAACATATTTGTGACGCCGCTTTCCCTGATGGCTAAAATCTGCATCCGTATGGTCTCGTTCATTTGGCTTCCTCCATTTCTACAGATTCGGCGGCTGCCCGGCGCAGGGTATCATCGAGTTTTCTTATCTCATCCTCGCCAAAAACTACCCCCAGCCTGCTGCCGGAGTCCCAGTCAACAAACACCGTGCCAGTATCGTCGATAAAGGATACGCTGCCTCGGTCGCCGGGCTTTAACCTGGTGTACGGGTCGTCCATGCGGACCAGCTGAACCCGCGTACCCCGAGGATAAAATTCCCGGAGCGCCTTTAACATTTCCGGATGAATCTGCTTCATGCTTCCGGCACCTCCTCTGGGATACGCTGGCTGTTTTTGAAAGCGGCGCTGCCGGTTAGCCTGGAGAGCAAAATTTTTCGTTCCGCTTTGTATTCCGGCCCGATAAATCCTAAGCGCAGCAGGAAGCAGCGAAAGGCGTACTTCTCATTGTCATAAGTCTTTTCGGTGGTCGTTACCCGCTGCTTACTTTTGGCCATCGCGCAAAGCGCCCCGATGAAGCGGGCATAGGCGTTGACTTCTTCCGCTGCAAGGCTGCCAGAGAACCAGGGGAAACGCAGCCTGTCCTCGGTCTGTTCAATTGAGAGATTGTCTGCGCCCAGGGCTTTCTTGATAAGGGTTTCCTTGCTCTTAACCAGCCGCTCCAGATTGGCAATGGCGGCTTCGGTAAAACCTTCCTTAGGCATCTCAATAACCAGCTCGTCCGGCGCTTCAAACTGAAACCCGCGCTGGCCAAGCTCGTTTAATAGTTGCTCAAGCTCTTCGCCGCTGTTGATTTCATTGGTACTGAGGGTGCCTACCTTATTAACGGCATACTCGCCAACTATATAAGCAAAGGTCGGCGGGCCTTTGTATTCCGGCGCGGTGTTCAGGATTTCGCTGATTGCCATTACAAGTTCTTTGCGCCTAGCGCCGGTAACGTTAAACTTAAATTCCATGGGATCGACCACCTTTCTGTTTTGGTAGTCATATACATCACTCTTAAGCTGTGGAATAGCAAGCTTTTATATCGGTCATTGTGCGCTTTCAAAGGATATTTTCTGACCGCCGCGCATAAGGAAAACATCAGCGTCAGAACCTTTAAATTCAATGTACCTGTTCACAATAACATCGCAGAACTTCTCGTCCAGTTCCACGGTGTGGCAAATCCGGCCGGTCTGCTCACAGGCAATTAGGGTGCTGCCAGAACCACCGAACGGATCAAGAACAATACAGCCCGTCATGCTGGAATTAAGTATCGGATATGCTACCAGCGGGATGGGCTTCATGGTCGGGTGATCAGTATTTTTCCTGGGTTTATCGAACTCCCAGATAGTGGACTGTTTGCGGTCGGAGTACCAGGCGTGTTTGCCCGCTTTCTTCCAGCCAAACAGAATCGGCTCATGCTGCCACTGGTAAGGTGAGCGCCCCAACACCAGCGACTGCTTTTTCCAGATACAGGTCCCCGAAAGATAGAATCCCGCTTCCAAAAAGGCTTTGCGGAAATTTAATCCCTCGGTATCGGCGTGGAACACATAAGTACTCGCGTCTTTGGCCATTGCCTTTTCGGTCAGAGTAAAAGCATCCAGCAGGAACTGGTAGAACTTTTGGTCCGCCATGTTGTCGTTTTTAATTTTGCCCGCCGTACCCTCATAGTTGACATTATATGGAGGGTCAGTCACCACCAGGTTGGCAAGTTTACCGTCCATAAGCAAGGAAAAGGTCTCCGATTTTGTACTGTCGCCGCAGACCAGACGGTGTGGACCCAACAACCACAGATCACCCTGCTTAGTTATAGCAGGCTTGGCAAGTTCGCCTTCCACATCGAAGTCGTCGTCCTTAACGTCCTCGGCATCGCCCAGCAGTTTGTTCAGTTCCGCGTCGTCAAAGCCAAGGAGCGAAACATCAAAGTCGGCAGCCTGCAAATCAGCAATCTCTACCGAAAGCATTTCAGCATCCCAGCCAGCGTTCAGGGCCAGGCGGTTGTCAGCTATAATGTAGGCTCGCTTCTGGGCTTCGGTTAAATGCTCGACTACAATGCAGTTGAGTTCGGTTAACCCTTCCGCGCGCGCGGCTTCAAGACGCCCGTGACCAGCGAGAAGATTGTAATTTTCATCAACCACCAGTGCGGATATTACACCAAACTCGCGGAAACTGGCACGTATTTGAGCTATCTGCTCTTTGCTATGTGTTCTGGCGTTTCGCGCATACGGCACAATTTTATTTATATCAACCAATTCTGATCTTTTAACAATTTGCATGTCATTGTCCTCCGTTTTGCATTGTCTCATTAGTTCTGGCAAATTCGCCGTGATAAAAAGAAGCAGCCTGGTCATATGCCATAGCCGCTTCTTCAGGTGTCTTATATACACCAAGATATATGGTTCTTCCTCCACCTGCTCGGATATCTGCCCTGTACTTCTTGAGCCTTCGGTGGTAACTTACACCTTTAAAACCTGTCTTGTTATTTGAATTCAATTTTCTGTTTCGAATGTTCTCCTCCGGTATGCAAACTCGTAAATTTGAACGCCGATTATCCAAGGTGTCACCTGAAATATGATCAACAAACACAGACCTTCCTTCACCATCAACTCCAAGCAGCAGGCGGGATAATAATACCCCTCGATTATTAACCTTTGTTTTTACATATCCATGTTTGTCAACCCACCATTGGTAGTTTTTTACTATGGGCAAATCCTCTGAAGATATTAAGAATGTTGCACCATCAGAACACTTTACTGCAACGCTGCCGTTGCTTACTCGCCTGTATGTATTTTTGATTGTCAATCGTGAGCAACGGGTACAGCCTTTTGAACGCCTTTGTAACAGGCTTGCAGAAATAACTTTTTTACGCATGCCGCATTCGCATTCGCATAACCACATAACACCGCCATTCGTACCACGCTCACCCGTATCAAGTATTACTCGCCATTTTCCGAATGTACGACCAGTCAAATCTATAAATCGTCCCATTACTTTCTCCTGCCCGAAAGCAGGGCTTCCATAATATCGTCCTGCGGGTTGCCGACGAAGGCTGTAGTGCAATTCTGTTTTACGATGTCAAAAATCTCATACCAGATGAGGTTGGCCTGCTTCTGAAAGGATTGGCTCATCTGTACAAATGGGCTGGCCATCGCGCCGCCCGTGG